CATTTCCAACTCTTTGATGATTACCAAAGGGATCGATGTAAGCATTTTCAGACCATGCCCATGGTGCACCAATGTAATCATACTCTAGGAACTCATCAGTCCATGCACTTGGATTAACAACAAACCCGTGATCCTGAATAATTAACATGTGGGTTGTTTCAATGTGCTTACCAATGTTATAGATCATGTAAAAACTATAGTCATCAATGCTACGAATAGGATAAATCATCTCCTCAAAGTTGATCTCACTAGGTAGATCTGAAGGGACTTTATCCTTTTCACTGATTAGTTTTACATCACCAAAGTTGATGTTCTTAATACTTGCTTTCAGAGCAGCGATGTGCCCTTCCATACGCATATTAGTTAGTGCTACTAAGGTTATATCTTTTAGATCAAGCATAGTATGGACTCTTCTTCTTATACTCTTGATATTCTATTTTACATTCATCACCTTTGAAAAGGTTACCTTCTCTATTCATATACGTCCAGTTATCAACGATTGAATCATCAGGTCTCCACCATCCATCAGATATATTCCAATCAAACCAATACTTAGGAGAGATGATAACATTTGCAACATCGTTCAACCAGACTGGCCAAAAACAAAAAGTAGATGCACTCATAATTACATACTTCGCATTGTTTAGAATAGAGTAATCAATTCCAATAGGACCACCAGGATACTTGTACCAACCAATACTACCTTGTAATTCATCTTTCTCTTCAGCGATAGCAGATCCAATCACCTCAGCATCAGGAATATATTTCTTTGCAGCACCAGGATCATCAGTAACAACATAGAATTTTAGATTATAATTACCAGTAATATCTCTCATATTATCCATTGCCCTAGAATAATATTCTGGAGGAAGTACAGATGCACCTGTTAGATAATCACCACCACGAAACTGAATAATACAACACTCCTCGTCAGTGATATAAGGTTGATCATATGCTAACCATTCTTTAATCTTACTACGATGCTCATTGATGTATGACATCTTCTGCATAGTACCTTCAATCTTAGTATCATCAGAGACATGTAGAAGTCCAGGATCAACAAATCCCATATTCCAACCATTCTTAGGATGAGGTATCCTAAGTTCTGCATAGTATCTTTTGATTCCTTCAGGTAAAGAAGTAGGAGGTCCTCCTTCAGGACCAGATCCACCAGTGATTTCTTTACCAAGATCTACAGGCATAAACTTAGCACCCTTCCAACGTTCTGGACATTGAATACCAAACTCATATCCATTTGCTTCAGCAATTAATCGAGTTACAACATAGTTCCACAATTGATTACCGATTCCAGATCCTCTATAAATTTCAGTTGTCAGCATAGATAAACTCCTCGTAGAATTCTTGGTTTAATACTAGTTCCCTAGGGTACTCTTCGGGATCAAAAGGAACGATTCGATAATCATAATAACCTCTTCCAAGAATATCTTTGTTGTTTTTAATATTCTCCTCAAGGTTATCTTTCACCATGTCATTATTATGTTCTTGGTGACCATATCCCTGTAATTTCTCTTTGATTTTATCATTACCACCAAGGAAACTAAAGTGCCAACCACAACCATCAATAAGATATTCTTTAACGTGATCAGGACCTTTACCAGTATTACGACAAGTATTGAATCCACCAAATGCTTTCATATATGCAAGAGTGCAGAACTGAGGACCTCTCCACTTCTCAACAGGTTCACCATGTTCATACATCAATCGATTAACATGACACATGAAAAACTTTTGATGACCAGTGTATATTGCTTTATCATCAGTAAACCATTCTTGAATGTCTGCTAGTGCCTCAGGAAGGATGATCTCATCAAGATCACTCTGAATAATAATGTCATCATCACTAGCATGTTCTAAAGGTGATTCAATCAAACAATCTCTACCATACATTGAGCGTTGCCAACGAACTGGCCAAGTTCTTTTATCTTCTTCATCTCTATTACTATGATAATCCTGTTTAAACGTAGACCAATCTAAATCTCTTTCTCTAATATCAATCTGACGATAGATAATCTTATCCATATATGGTTCAAGTTCTTTTTCATACTTGGGTAACATCCATTCCCTTTCAACACCACTGTAAGTAATGGCATTCTCATTGATACAGAAATGATCTACATGATCATAATGAGTTCTAAGTCTTAAAAGTAAGAGTTTGATTGGTTCATGAGATAAATTAAAACAATCAAATACTTTACGAATCTTTTTCATCTTGTAACCCTCCCATTAGATGATCAAATGCTTGAGTATATGTGTCACCACTATCTACTTCGATATCAGGAACCTCTGGTGGCCATGGAGAACCTGGTGTCCATTCAAACCCACCACTCTTCTCAATCCAATCAAGGTCTTTAGAGAAATCCTTAGGTATACTAATCTGTTCCTCATTAGATAAAGTAGGATGTTTCTTCTCTAATTCTAACTTCAGTTGTCTCTCACATTCATACTCAAGCGTATAAACTGCATCTTGTAAGTATTTTTCAAACTGGTTGTCTTCAAACAAATCATGCAAGTGGTGTATATGCTCAAGTGCAAATACGAGTTTGGTTTTACTATCCATTTTCATCCTTTTTTACATAAACAACACGGTTTTGACTCCACTTCTCTTCAATCTTTTCACTATCATCTACCAAGAAGGTATCATCTAAAGCACCTACACATTGTTTGTGCTTGAATGCGTTTTCTTCAGAGTCAATGTTCCTAACAATGTAAGTGTATTGTGATTGCGTGATCACTTTATTCACATACATCAACTGAGTTTTTAGGTCACATTCAGATAGAGAGTTGACTGCGATAGTCAAATCAATTCTATCACCAAAGTCATAATTTTCAACTTCAGTGCAAGGTAATGTTATAATTTTACCACTCTTTCCAATTTCTTTCAAGTACCTATCTGCCAACTTACATGCTTCAGGAGTATCAATCAAAATATACTTCTCAAAATTATCTGATAATTCATGAAGCATACAAGCAACACCACCATATCCTCCACCAATTTCTACGATAGTCTGAACACTAGAGTTAGACCCAATAAAATTCATAACATCTAACATGTTATATGAATTTTTTAATGTGGCAGAAGAGCACTTACCAAATTCAAATTCATACTGTTTAGGTTTGCAATAAGGTTCATTTACTAGGAACTTATCTACGTTATCTCTCCAAATATCATAGAGAGGGTGAGTCATGATTTTACTATAGTAATAATCAGCTACCTCTCTAGGTCCACCCTCAAGAATCTTAGTGTAGTCAGGATCAATTTTAAATGTAGAAAATGCTTCGTCATCTTCTGCTGCTTTCAGACAAGCAGCATTGTATTTTTCATTGTTGTTGGAGTTGATTGTCCAACCATAATCTTCATTCATAATTTTTTTTAATCTCCTCAAATACTTTTTCTATTCCATCCTCAATGGATGTTTTTGCTTTCCACCATTTTCTAATAAATGGGTTTGCTTCATTACGAAGATCCTTTTGCACTTCGTCCTTCGTTTGTGCTTTCTCAACCGAGACAGTCTTGCCTTCGGCTTTGAATATACCTTGTATGATTTTCGCAATTTCCAATATAGTTGTAGAGCGAAAAGAAGTAATATGAAGCTCACTATCAGAAGTGAACTCACTATACTCCAACATAACTTGCTCAAGCGCTTCGCAACAATCTTCAGCATATAAAAATTCCCTTTGTTCTGTTCCGTCTGTCATCATATTTATGACACCAGTTTCAAACCCCTTATGGATGAAATCCGTAATAACATGTGCTTTCTCCATGTCCTTTTCAATTCCATATACATTCCAGAACTTAACAATCAACCCACCAAGAGACTTGGTATAAAGTTCACCAACTCTTTTCATCACACCATAGGGAGAGTAAGACATATTACTCATTTGAGATGATGCAAATAGAAATGGTTTTTTATATTCACTCAAATATCCAAATGCATTTGCCATCATTCGAGTGTTGTTATCTATAAACTTAAAAGTATGTTGATACTTCTTGAGATAATGTGATCCACCTACATCAAAAGCAAGAAAGAAAATAAAATCAGAATCCATAATTAAATTTCTTAAAAATGGATTTGGAATATGTGTCATGTCTTCATGTTGACCATTTGCAATATCAAACTCTCTTACAAGATATCCTTTCTTTGTAAGATATTGTGTCAGATATGCACCTATTTGTCCTGAAGATCCAAGTATTGTTATTCTATTCATTTTCAAAACTTGTAACTACTGAATCAACATAATCAATCATCTCCTCAGTAATTGTAGGAGAACAACCCACAAAGAATACCTTGTCTAATACTTGATTTGCTTTTGGATATTTAGATGCATCACCAAGGTGACGATAACCAGGATGCTGAAGAATATTACCAGCAAAATAATTTCTAGTTTGAACTCTATTATCTTCCAGATGCTTAACTAGTGCTGTCTTTTGTTTCTTGTCTCTACAAACAACAGGAACACCAAACCAACTAGTCTCTGAATCTTCTAGTTCATTAACAGTACGGAGACCATCAACTTTATTGAAGATACTATCTAAACTTGCTTTGTTGAATCTACGAATCTTGTGGATATCATTAAACTTCTTAAGTTGAACAGAACCAACTGCACCTTGTAGATCAAGTGGTTTCAAATTATAACCTGCAACACCAAACACATACTTATGATCTACAGTACCAATATCATCACCCAACCAATTATCAAATCGTTTACCACATACACCATTAGGAAGTTTATTCTGAGAACCAACACACCAACAACCACGACCCCACCATGCAAAACTACGGGCAAGATCAACAATATCAGGGATGTTAGAAGAAACCATACCACCTTCCATAGTAGAAATGTGGTGAGCAGGATAGAAAGAACAAGATGCTGCAACAGAGCATGATGTTAGGTAGTTACCTTTGTACTTACTTCCAAGAGAATCACAGTTATCAGAAATCAACTGAAGTTGGTTTGTCTCACAAATGTCAAGTAACCATTCAAGATCATAAGAGTTACCTAGAACTGGTGAAGAAAATACTGCTCTGGTTTTTTCAGTAATTTTGCCTGAGATCTGTTCTATATCCCAGTTAAGATCTTTCCAATCAATATCAACAAAGACAGGTTTTAGATTGTTTTGAATAATAGGTGCAATGGTAGTTGCAAATCCACAACAACATACAATAATCTCATCACCATCTTGCCAACCATAATACTTCTTGAGTGCAGCAAGCATCACAAGATTAGCAGAACTACCAGAGTTTACCATGATAGACTTATCAAATCTAAACTTCTTAGAAAACTCTTTTTCAAACTTATTAACTTTTTCACCAGCAGGTAACCACTTACCTTTCAGTATTGCTTCAATAATCGTAGCTGGTTCTTCATCATCCCAATAAGGACCGCTATAATAAACAGTATCTTTTGTAGGATCAAATGATTTCTTATTGGCAAGATATGGGAAGAGGTCTAGGTCACGTTCCTTAGCCGTAGAAATAAAATTTTTAATCAGATCTTGCATAGTTGTTTAATCAAATCATCAAGAGAAATCTTTTGTTCAAAACCAAGAGATTTTAGTTTAGTAGTATCCATCCAAAAGTCTTTTGTCTGAACAACAGAGTGAAACTTAGGAGATGGTACAGAAACTATTTCAGAAGGAGAGTTTAAAAGTTCTTTTGCTTTGTTAATTATATCACCAACCTTAGTAGGTTGTCCACTTCCAATATTATAAATCTGGTTTTTCTCTCCTTTAGTAATCACCAGATCAATTGCTCTACAAACATCTTGTACATGTAAGATATCTCTAATATCTGTTCCTTCATTGTACAGTCTAATTGGTTGACCATCTCTCATATGTTGAATCATCTGTGTGATTGCATTTTTCTGTAGTGATGCATCACGGTCATTATCACCTAGAACATTACATAACCTAAGAATTCTATACTTAACTCCAAAGGTTTCACAAAAAGAAATGATTAGTTGTTCTGCTGCTCTTTTTGTAATGGAGTAGAACCCTCTTGGATCACATTGTCCGTCCTCGGAAACTGGATTACTATTTGCATCACCGTATACAAACCAAGAACTAATAAAATTAAGCGTAATGTCTTCATGATTGTCAAATCTACGATCTCTAACTTCTACAACTCGATCAAGAACTTCAGTGAGAACCAAAAGGTTACTCTTTACATCCTCTGTAATTTCTTTAAACACATGATAATTATGTGTTGTACTAATAAAATATAGAATGTCCCTGTCCATTGGAGTCCTCTGTCCTCTATCAATGGGACGGGATTTTTCAGGAAACATATTACAAAAAGTGCGACCAATATATCCAGTCGCACCATACACAGATAAACTCAAATCAACCTCCAAATAATGATTCTGCTAATTTTATTTCTTCTTCAATAGTTGTAACTTCACCTAACTTAATTTGTTCTGAAATCCATTCATATGTCTTACGTATACCTTCTTCTAAGGTCTGCTCATAATCCCATCCCAACTTCTCTCTTATAAGATCATTGTTTGAGTTACGACCACGGACACCAAGGGGTGCATCTAAATTATGTCTACTTTGAACTACCTTACCTGATACCTTAGCAGCAGTTTCAACTAACTGATTAATTGTAACCATCTCCTCTGAACCTATGTTAAAAGGTCCTAAGGAATCAGAGTTCATTAATCTGAAAGTTGCTTCGATGCATTCATCAATGTACAAGAAGGAACGAGTCTGTAAGCCGTCTCCCCACACCTCGATTGATCCACCCGTGATCGGGAGAAGAGCAACTTTGCGACAGATTGCTGCTGGTGCCTTTTCTCTTCCTCCATCCCACGTTCCTTCTGGTCCGAAGATGTTATGGTAACGAGCAATCCTAATAGGAATACCGTGGTTACGATTATAAGCGAGATATAACCTCTCTGAGAAAAGTTTTTCCCATCCATATTCGGAATCTGGGGCAGCAGGGTAAGCGGATTCTTCACGGCAATCGGGGTTGTTAGGGTCTAGTTGGTTATACTCTGGATACATGCAAGCAGAACCAGAGTAGAAAATCTTAGTTGGTTGATCCAACTTAGGGCGATTACAAACAGTATAGGATTTTACTATACCATCAAAGGTTTCGTTTAATTTACGGACACCTTCAAGTACATTTAGGTTAATAGTAACAGAGTTATGCATAATCTCTGCATCATTCTCTCCAGTGAATACAAAACCTGCACCACCCATGTCAGCAGCAAACTGGTATATCTCATCAAATGGTAGGATGTATTGATAAGGAACTGAGTTATAATAGTTACCTTGTTCTCCTTTGAACTCAAGAATAGAATTTACGAATGCAGTACTACGAAGATCTCCACAAACAAATTCATTTGCTTCTGTGTTAGAAAACTCAGGGTATTTAAGGTCTACACCTCTTACCCAATAACCTTCTTTACGCAGTCTCTTTACCATATGACTGCCAATAAAACCACCTGCACCTAATACCAGTGCGGTCTTCTTGTATTCGCTCATTGCTTAAAATTACCTATGTTAATATTATACACAAAAAAGGGGGTCTTGTAAACCCACCCCTATTTAGATAGAAATTTGAGAAAAGGAAATGGACATTTCTTAGTTTTGGAAAATAATTTGTTTCCTTCTTCATAGTTTTCAGATTCAGATAATGCAAATTGTACTTCAGATAATTTACCTTTTCTTTCTTTTAAGAAAACTCCTCTATTTAAATCAGGAGATAAAAAAGTTACTCTGAATAAAGGATCACCCTTTTTAATAACAAGTGGTTTAGTTCTGTCAATTATTCTAGTTGCTAAACTAGTTTCTCTACTCCAATTAGATAAATTAAACCATCCTTCAACAACAGTGTAATTGTTTTGCAAAGAAGTTAATGGATGAGAACTATAATCCATCCAAACATCAGGTTCATCTGTCCAAAAAGCAAAGTTACAAATGTCTAATTGAAAAACTAATTCACTAGGATTGTCAGCATTTACTTTCCTTTCCGCAATAACGTGGGGATCAACTACATTAATATCCTTTATCAAATCCTCATCAGTTGTCCACATAGCACCATTATCAAATCCTAGTTTAAAGTCTATAGGAGAATATCCAACAAAGGTTCTATTCTTTTTATGTTTAAAAACAGGGCACTGATTATATTTTTGGGTTTTATCAACACTATTATATTCCCTGACAAGTAAATCAATATTGTCAGGGTTATTTGTAGTGCTTATGTAATTAATCTTAAGATTCTGCTGTGACATGATCTTTTACATAGCAAGGAACACCTGCAGGATCTAACCATTTAGTATACTCAAAGTCTTCAATAGCAGTTTTCATCTGCATGAAGTTATCACACCAGTACATGTCCTTGTATCCATTGTGGTTGTTCCACTTTTGAATACGATAATCTGGATGTCCATTCTCTAAGAGGTCAGGCATTTTTATATACCTGTATGGATCATTTTGACATAATACTTCGATCATTGGTTTGTTTGTTTCTATAGTTATTATAGAATTAACTTAGTAATAAGTCAATAGATCCAATCATTTAAGTGGCACATTAATAGTACCGTAGTAACGAGACAGATACCATTGTATTGTAGAGTTAATATTTTCTAACCATTTGTCACCAGGTTTCCAACCTATTGCATTAGTAAGTTTAGAATGATCCATGGCATAGCGTTTATCATGACCAGGTCGATCAGCAGTAACACCAATAAGATCATGTGACTTACCTAGGATATCTAATATATCTTTTACAACATCCTTATTTTTCTTCTCACATGAACCACCAATATTAAATGTATCATTCATGATACCTTGTTCATATAACATCCAGATTGCTTCACAATGGTCTTTGACATATAACCAATCTCTGATCTGATCTCCACCACCATGCATGTAGGTAGTTCTATCATTAATAGCATTTGTGATAGTAAGAGGAATCAGTTTCTCAGGATGTTGTCTAGGTCCATAATTATTAGAACAGTTTGTTATGAGATATGGAACCCCATAAGTATTATGCCATGCTTTAACAAAATAATCTGACGCTGCTTTACTGGCAGAGTATGGATTTCTAGGATTGTATAGGGTTTCTTCTGTAAATATATTTGGGTCATCGTATTCAAGTGATCCAAATACTTCATCAGTAGAGATATGATGGAACTTGTCTACAACATCTCTACTAGCATTCAATAAATTAATTGTACCTAAAATATTTGCCTGAATAAATGGTCGATAATTTTTAATAGAATTATCTACATGACTCTCTGCAGCAAAATGAAAGACTAGATTAGGTTTATATGAAACAAATAATTCATCAACCGCTTGTTCATCAGCAATATCAATCTCAATAAACTTGACTCTTTTATTATCAATCAGTTTATCAATAAATTTGATATCAGATGCGTAAGTAAGATTGTCTACAATAACAATCTCGTCATCTGTTTTCTTGTGAATGTAATGTAAAAAATTACTGCCTATAAAACCAGCAGCACCTGTAACTAAAATCATTTTTGGAATTGGTTAATATACTCTTGGTAGTCAGCACCATCAGGAATATCTGCTTTACCATCTTTAATTGCTTGGTGCAACCATGTTGTAATGACATACTTACACCCACCAATTGGTTGTCTTCCTTTATGTTGCCAATGATGACCTGATGGGAAAAATGCAATCTTTCCTGTTTTGGGTGTTATTTTGTGCCAATAGAAATCAGTTTCTCCTTCTTCAAATTCATCATTAAGATATATTAGACAACTGAATGCTCTTTGTCTACTTTTTCTATCATCATCCAATCGATCAAAGTGCCATTCAAAAAAACCATCATCAGCATCATACTTTACAATAGTATATCCCTCATCTTCATACACAAAGTTTTCAAGTAAATTTGTTGGAACATCTAAATGTCTATAACCTGGCATATCTTTATCTTGATTTTTCTGCCATTCATCATCAAACATTTTACCAATGTCCCAATGATATTGGGCAAAGTACTGATTAATTTTTTGTTCAATTAAAGCATCAATTGGAACATCAAAAGGTATTTGTAGTTGATTAGACTTTCTGCCCTGTACATCAACTGAGTGTAGTGTAGCATGATTTTGAGCAGAGTAAACCTGAGAAGCAGCAACTTGATCTAAATTGTCTTCATAAAATTCAATGATTAAATCACATTCATCTTTTGTAAATGCAACATACTCTTTTATATAATCACTTAATTGGTTCATGCTGTTACAGGTTCAAATGGTTTTCTTTTTGGTTTCTCTTCTATTCTACCATAATCATCTTCAAGACGCACGATATCTTCTTCGTAACAATTACCACGTTGAACCTCAATGAATATTAACCCGTCATCTGAAGCAGTTGCCCTGTGTATATTTTTTGGTGCAATGTTAAATCGATCACCAACACGACAAGGTTTTGCATATCCAGAAGTATAAACAACACCAGATCCCTGAACAATAACCCAATCTTCCCAACGATGATTGTGATATTGTAATGAGAACTGTTGATTGGGATTTAAAGTAATTCTTTTTACTTTATATTCAGGTTCATTAAGTAGAACTTCATACATTCCCCAAGGTTTTTTCATCTCTTTTTGCTGTTTCATTATATAGGGATCGCTTATCAAGATCCAATTTCTTTTCAAGTGCTTCTAATCTTTCTATTATTTCGTCGTATTTTCTATCAGTATGTGAATAAAAATCTCCTGACATAATCCTCCTTAGTCTTGTTTAATATCAAAGTGCCACTTAATATGTTTGATATAATCAAATGTACATGACAAATCTGCATCACAACTTATATCATACTTCCTATCACACAAGAAATTTCTTAACTCTTGAACAGAATTAAAAGTACCTTGTTCATTAAAATGCTCATCAAAGAGAACGTAACGCATAGGAAAATGGAATTTCTAATATTTATTGTATCAGGGTTTCCTAACTTTGTCAACTTTGCATATGTTGTATCATTTTTTCAATTTCGTTTAAACTATCTCTAAGTTCTGTGTTTTGTCCTGATGCAGAATCTAATTTTTCATCTACCAAATCCCATCTCCACTTCTTCATACTCTTAGAATACCATAGTTTAACGTTCATGCTCCTCCTCGTTTGTTCCCCAGATCTGAATAGTATACCTAAAATCAGTTGAATAAGGTGACAGTGGTGTTACCATATGTGATTCATGATTATCATTCAAAACCATTGTATTACAATTTGGTAATAAAGCAGACCACTCATGTGCAGATCCTGAAGATTCCTTCTCTTTATATAGAAAAATACCACCATTCTCAGGTACCCATGTATCATTTAGATATATTGTTGCACCAAATACTTTATCATGATCATCATGAACAGCAATACCAGAAAGTTGTTGCCAAATATAGTATTGTAAATAGTACACTTTACATTCTGGTAGAAATAATTGAATCTCTTTTAAAATTCTTTCTTTCATTTCTCCAACAATAGTTCTTGATAAACAATTTGAGAAGTAACCTTTTGTCAATTCAGTTGGCCAAGCAAAACTACCTTTCCATGCTTCTTCATTATGTGCTTCAGACACGTCCATACGAATGTCTTGAAGTAATTTATCTGTCAATACTCTGTCAAAATGTTTCATTCAAAATTACCATAATCTTTTTTCATGTAACGTCCAAGGATGTTGCTATTGTAATACTTTGGTGTTCCATCGTCAAGTGCTTCTGTCAAGACATCATTAAGAAATAGTTGTCTTGTCTCTTCGTAATTTACTTTTCCAAGGGTTGCGTGGAGGGATATGATTTCTCTTCGGAAATTATCTTTACCGTATTCTTTAACGTCTGATTTAAGTTCGTCAGAGCTTCCGTAATACCGCTTCCAGTCAGACTCTGACGTAACACGTCGCTTGCCTCCTTTAGGTTTTCGTTTCTGTACGAAGTACTTTCTTCCGATGTATTGCTTACCGTTCTTTGTATTTGTAATCCTGTAGACAAAACCGAAGAAGTCGCCAATATCATCAGAAGAGAAAGGTTTACCCTCATATAACCAGGGGTTTTCGTAAACTCTTCCTTCAACCATTTAATCATATACCTTGATCTTTCTGACTTGTGAAAAATTCTTTCAATGATGATTGTAGTTGACCTTCATTTTCTGAATAATTATCTGAATATCCTTTCATTTTCTTCCATTCATTATGTAATGCACCCAATAACCATGCTTGAGAAAGACTCTTAGGTCCGTTCTCAAGTAATTCAAGGTATCTTTTATTACTGGTGAAAGATTTGTACTCTTCTCTCCAGTTAGAATCATCGTAAAGTGGTTTTGTCATAGCGAAAATCCTGAGAATGTGTCTTTTTTGACGTCTTGTTTGATACCACCAACTAAGTAGTTCTCAACTTCAGTCTCTTGAGGAGCAACTTGTAATCCTTTTGATGAGATCCAATGTTGTGTCCATGGTAGAGGATTGTTTCTAGCAGCAATATCGTATTGTGGTTTGATACCAATTGCTCTCATACGACGATTAGCAATCCACTCGATATACTGTTGCAGTAATTTATCATTTAGACCGATCATAGATCCATCCTTGAACAAATAGTCTGCCCAACGTTTTTCTTCATTAACTGCTGCATCAAACATAGAGATTACCCATTCCTCTTCCTCTTGGGCAATCTGTTTCATTTCAGGGTCGTCCCCTTCTTTCCACTTGTTGAGGATGTTTTGAGTAATGACAAGATGGATATTTTCATCTCTGGCGATAAGAGAGATAATCTTTGCCGATCCTTCCATAAGTTTGAGTTCGCCAAACGCAAACGAGCAAGCAAACGATACATAAAATCTGATACCCTCCAGGATATTTACATTGGCAATTGCTCTATATAGTTTCCTTTTTAGTTCGTATCTCTCTTGTTTGAAGTGACCTGCACCTTCCTGAGCATGTCTCCATGCTGCTGAAGTTCCATACTCTTGAGCAGAATTAATAAAGTCATCATAGGAATGAGTGACCGTTGCAGATCGTTCAAGTATTCTATCATTATCTAGGATTTTGTCAAATACGTCACTAGGATTAGCATACACATTTTTAATAATGTATGTGTAGGAGCGACTATGGATCATCTCCATGAAACCCCAAACTTCCATACATGCCTCTAGTTCTGGTAAGGAACAGTATGGTATGAATGCCATGCCAGGACCACGACCCTGTACAGAGTCAAGCATGATCTGGTACTTCAGGTTAGAAGTATAGATATGCTTTTGTTCTGGATAAAGAGTTTGATAGTCACCACGATCTTTCTGTAAAGAAACCTCTTCAGGTCTCCAGAAATATCCTAACTGTTGTGTAGTGATTCTATCAAATACTGGATACTTATAACTATCATAACGTTGAATTCCCAATGGTTGTCCAAAGAACATTGGTTGTTTTTTAGTATCTACTTGTTCGGTATTAAATACCGTCATCCCTTTGATTGGGGTTTCTAATTTCTCTGTCAATTTAAACTGCACAGGATTCACACTCTCCCTCCTCGGATTGTTCTAGACTGTTTAAAAGATTCTCTAATTCGGTGTTTGATTTCTGTGGAACATCAACAACCTCATCACTTTTCATATCGTGAGTATTTTGATAGTAACTGGTTTTCCAACCGTACTTATATGTTGTTAAAAGATCCTGTGCCATTACACTAACAGGAACTTCATTATCTGGGTAGTTCTCTGGATTGTAACTCCAGTTACCACTAATCGCTTGATCAAAGAACTTTTGCATAATAGCAATAACTTTGATATATCCTTCATTAGAAGGCATATCCCACAAGAGTGTGTAGTTATTTTTCAAAGATCCATAAGACGGAACAATCTGCTTAAGAGGTCCTTTCTTTGATTTTTTAATGGACAAGTAGTCTCTAGGTGGTTCGATTCCATTTGTGGCATTTGACACAACGGAACTGCTCTCTGAAGGCATCTGTGCGGACAATGTTGAGTGCCTGAGTCCGTATTGTTTGATGTCATCCCTAAGAGAATCCCAATCATATTTGTACTGTGGTTCTACTAGTTCATCTACTTCCTTTTTATATGTATCTATAGGAAGAATTCCATTATGATACTTAGTGAATCGGAAGTATTTACATGCACTTTTTTCCTTTGCAATCTCATTAGAAGACTTAAGTAAGTAGTATTGGAATGCTTCAGTTAGGTCATGAGTAAGAGTCAATGCTTCTTGAGAATCATACTTAGCACCATTCTTCGCAAGGTAATGAGCGAATCCAATATAACCTATACCCAAAGAACGACGATTTGTAGTGCTATTCTCTGCTGCAGCAATTGGATAGTCCTGATAATCAATCAACTCTTCTAGACCCCTCACAGCAAGGTCACAGAGAGACTCTAACTCATCCAAACGATTAATCTTACCAACGTTGATAGCAGAAAGAATACAGAGGGCAATTTCACCATCTTCAGTGTCAATGTGATTTAGTGGTTTGGTAGGTAGTGTGATCTCTTGACACAAGTTACTCATCGTCACTTTATCCGTAAAGGAAGAATGAGAATTACAATGGTCAATGTTCATGATATAAATTCTACCTGTCTCTGCTCTTTCCTTAAGAAGATCTAAAATAAGTTTTTGAGCAGAAATAGTCTTCTTTCTAATCTCAGGTTTATTTTCATAACGAACATATAAACTATCAAATCTAGGAGTACCAAATGCTTCATAAAGACCTGGTACATCATGAGGACTAAACAAAGTTATGTCACCGTCATCAATAAATCTCTGGTAAAATAACTGACTTAATTGAATACTGTAGTCTAACTTACGAACTCTGTTATCTTGGGTTCCTTTGTTGTTTTTTAAAACAAGTATATCTTCTATTTCTTGGTGCCAGATTGGGAAGTGGACAGTCGCTGATCCACCACGGATGCCATTTTGAGTGCAACATCTGACAGTCGCTTCAAATTTTTTGAGGAACGGGACAACACCTGTGTGTTGAACTTCTCCGCCCCTGATTTTACTGTTGATGCCCCTGATTTTACCTGCGTTGATACCAATACCAGCCCTTTGAGCGACATAGCGACCGATGGCCATATCAGAACTAAAAATACTATCCAAGGTGTCGTCAACATCAACCAGAACACAACTCGCAAACTGTCTGAGCGGGGTACGAACTCCTGCCATGATGGGAGTTGGTATGTTGATCTTGTGTTTGGAAATGGCATCGTAGTACCTCTTTATGTAATCTAATCTATTTTCTTTGTAATTTGAAAAGATAGTAATAGCAATTAACATATACATGAACTGTGGAGTTTCATATAATGCACCACTACTTCTGTCTTGAACCAAATACTTATCAACTACCTGACGCAAACCAGCGTAAGTAAATAAGTGGTCACGGTCATGATCAATATAACTATCTAGTTCTTCAATCTCATCTAAAGTATAATCTAGTAACAAATCAGGATGATATACTCCCTTTTGTTGACAAGTATTAATGTGTTGCTCAAGATTAGGAAGTTCTTTATGACCACCATATAAACTCTTCCTTAAAGAAAAGAGAAGAAGTCTTGCTGCAACATATTGGTAGTTTGGATTATCTAAACTAATTAAGTCACTTGCTGAACGGATTAATATTTCTTGTATCTCTGAGGTAGTAATACCATCATAGAACTGTATACCTGATTGTATCTCTATTTGACTTGCAGATACACCTGCTATACCCTCACATGCCTCTTCAACCATGACATGCATTTTTTCTAGGTTAAGGCTTTCAATGCGTCCATCACGCTTTTTAACCTTTGTTCCATTGCTCATACTTTTTTCCAGTTGTTAAATTTAATTTTTGCTTGTAAACCAGTGTGTGTGTTTGATTCTAACACACTCATAATATTATGTCCACTCAACACCATATCGTTTATGTCTTTTTCATGAATATTATTTGGCCATATTACAACTCTTTCACCTCTGTCGATAGTGGTTGAGATTCGTTTAACAATCTCATGATTCCTCGGCTCATTATCATAGATCCAGATAGGATCAGACACACCCCACTTACGAACGTCAGCGTCTGCACCACACATAGCAATCGAGTTGGATACGAGCGTCGAGTCGAAAGGTCCTTCGACAACATACACTGGTAATTTTTTATTAATTGTATCAAATCCATAAATTTTTGGTGCTTCCTCATTAATCATCACGGTAAGATATTTAGGCACTGATTTTTTTTCAATTGCTCTACCCTGAAACCCTATTAAGTTATCATTTTGATACAATGGTATTACGATTCTAGGTTCATCCCTACCGATAGTGTCATAGGTCTTTTTATATGAATTACAGAACTCTTTAAATTTGTCAGCATAGTAAAACTTACTTGCATCGAGTTTACGATTCTCTAGATATTTTCTTGCAGAATCAACCTCTGAACAGAGAGGTAAATTAATTTTAGCAACTGTTTTAAAAACTGGTGTCTCAAATTCAAACTTTGGATTTGGAGTATGTCTTGCCTTGCCAGTATGACCTTCTTTAAATTTTTCCATTACAAATTGCTTGTGCAATCCTAGGTCAACCGTTTTCAAGAAATTAGAAAACGACATACTAGCACCACAGTTATGGCACTTGTAATTGGCATTATTTTTTATAGAATAAAGATATCCCCTCGCAACATTACTCCTCTTCTGTGAGTCTCCACATATGGGACAACGGAAGTTGTATAGATTAGGATTCTTTTGTTTGAATTTTTGAAGTCTAGACGATATCAAATTGACGTATTTACGATCAACTAGATCCATTACAAGAATATTACTGGTTCTTTATTATACCCGAAGTTGTCTGTGGTGTCAACGTACCTCTTAAAACCTTTTGTATGACTGGAGAAACCATAAAAATAATTATAGTAAGTGAACCTGCAATTGTCCACATCTTCTTTTCTATAACTCTCAAACGAGTATCTACCATTCTAATATCTCTTTCACATCCTTTTTTTATTGCTTCTGTCTCTCTGTTTAAATCCTTATTGAGATTATCTATCTTCTCAAACAAGATACCATCTATCTGATCTTGCTTATCTAACTTCTCATTATGAACAGCAAGAAGTTCGCCCATCTTTACAGAGTTCTCCTGTAATGATTGAACGACTTTTTCTAATCTCTCAAGTATTGCTGCATTTACACCTGTGTTATCCATCTCAATATCTCTTCATCACCTTCTTCTTTTTCTTTTTATGAACGGGTGGGGAATCTGGGGGTAGACCTGCGACTGCACCAGTAGCAACACTTGTTGCTATTGCATTCTCTTTAAAATATTTTCTGATTTTGTCTAATGTTCTTTCCATCAGATTAACTGCAATTCGTTTAAACAATACTCGTCTGGTGAGATATCATGAATTATAGTATGTGGATACTCAGGTACCCTCTTCAAAAATATCAAGAAACTTGTGACACTTGGCCACAGTTCTGGTTCCAGTTTATAAAACAACAAGGGAATCGTTGCCTCATCAAATACATTAAACAAGACAATTAAATGGTTTATGATTAAATGTGTCTTTAACACTCCCGTATTCATGTACCGTTTAAGGAGTCTTTTAACATACTTAAATTTTTTTAAGTCTTCGTCAAAATCTTCCTTTGTAACAGCAGCGGGATTGTCGTAATATTTAATGGCAAATAAAAGGTAGTTATCCTCGTTCAATTCATGAAATTTCATAAATCATCTATTATGCATCACCAAAGAATGTGTCGTCAGCAGCGTCACCAGCAGCACCATATCCAGTAGTACCAGTACTAATACCAGACATTGCAACTAAAACTTCTGTTTTAACTCTTAGGTTACCGTCACAGTCGTTGTAAGTTGTAAGACCAACCCAACCTCCGTGTGCAACAGAGTATGCAGTAGTTCTAGCAACACCAACCTCACCGTCATCTACACCATAGATGTTAGCAGCACCCCAATGAGTGTCATGTAGAGTTGACTTAGGTTTTTGTGAAATAGTATAGTTTGTAGCTGCGATTGCAACACCACTTAAATGTTGAGTTGTAGCGATTGAACACGATGTTTGTGATGCGATAGCAGAGATAACTGCCTCACCAAAAGTGTTTCCTACACCGATAGATATTACATCTCCTACAGAAGCAGCACTGAATGATGTGCCAGAACCAGTGACAACCTTGGTTGCATAGTTAACGCTTACAGTACCAGGAGAGAAAATATCATCTGATTTGCCCCATAGTGCCATTGATTTACCCGATTAAAAATTGTTCTAAGATTATTTATAAAAACCAAAAAGAGACTCCCATATAAGGAAGTCTCAATCTTTTACTTATTAAGTAGTGCTTTCTCTAGTGCTTCTACTAGTTGGTCATCTACTTTATTGCCTGATTTGGCAGCAGCTTTCTTAAGAAGTCCAATTACAAACTCCTTTAGTTTGTCTTCTAGATCCTCAGGGATCTTATCTACTGCCTTGTCAATAATATTGATAGCAATAGGTAGTAAAAATTTAGTCATGATTTAGAGTAATTACTATATTATATAGCAAGTTTTTTACTTTTTCATTTTTGCCATCATTCTTTGATAGGATGGCGAACCTTGGTATTTATCTATAGGAGTATCTTTTACTGCTTTTCTTTTTGCTATCTTTTCTTGTGCTTGTTTAACTCTTTCTTGTCTACCTACCTCATCTCCTCTATCAGCACGACCCATTGCTTCTTTCATAGCCATCTTCATAACAGACTTTCCATACTTCTTTTTCACTATGTCAAGTGCAGAAGGTCCTTTGTTTACCTTCTGTGTCTTTTTCATTTCTTTACTTGGTGGCATTGTAGTCGCATCTTTCTTATCCTTAGATGGTTTTACTTTTCCCATATCTCTTAAATGATCATATCCTTCCTCATTTACTGAAGATGGTGTAGTATCAACTGGTTTCTTCTCATCTATTGGATGCTCAATAACCTTACCATCAGCATCTTTCTCATGATGTTCCTTGTATTGACCAATAACTTTCTTTTTGTCAGCAGTTGTATAAGGTGCAGCACCTGGTTTACCTGCACTATACTGACGCTTTGCAGCTGCTTTTACATCAGGAGAAGGTGTCATCTTTGCTTTCCTTTCCTTTGCAGCCTTCATAGCATTTGCTTTATTAATAGCATCATTTCTTGCTACGTTAGGATGTAATGCTTCATCAACTTCTTCACTTGGATCAAATCCCATCTTAAGACCCATTGATCTCAACTTATTTCTTTTGAGATTCATTCGAGTTCCAACTTCTCTAGAGTCCATGTCTGGTGTTATTTCCTTATCCATAGCACAAGACTTTTCTTTCTTCTCTTCTTCTTTCTTTTCAGCAAGAGGTTCTACATGCTCAGGATCCCAGTGATCCTTCATTGCCATCTTAGTAGCAGTTGCATACATAACTTCTTTTGCACGAGAACCATAGCGAGACTTCATATCAGCAAAGTTCTTCTTCATCCCTTTGACGATATCTTCTTTCTTATCTACCTCAGTCTCAGTCATTTTCTCTTGGAAATCTGAAAGATCAACGACATCTACATCTTCTAGTTTAATAACACTTTCACCCAATTCAGGATTAACATTTATTTTATTCTTAATACCTTTCTTAGGATTTATCTTTGGATTATTACTAGTATTACCCATGATCTCGGTAATCTCTTCACTAGGAACATTGAGATCTTCCTTCATTTTGCCCTTGATAGCCTTACCAATTGCCTTACGACGATTATGTAAATACTTATCTGACTTATCTACATCACCATCATTGTCGATATCAGCATCTGACTTACCAACTGGATCTAATTTTTTACCTGCTTTTACTTTTGCAGTTTGCTCTCCTTTTTTCTTCTCTCCTTCATATGGTATACCATGGTCAGTAGGATTTACTGACTGAACATTTGGATTCTGGCGAAGTTCAGACTTCTTACCTTGATCTGCATATCTAACATAAGACTTACCACTCTTATCTGTAACTCTTACTTTCTCTTTACCATCTTTAATTTCTTCACCAAGAATAGGAGCTCTAAGTTCAGCAAATGCTTTACGGAATGGATTAGAATTATAAATCTTTGATTCACCAAAGAGTTTCCCTCTCACTGATTTCTTTTCCATGGCACTCATATTAGTGTTTGACATGTACTGGGAAAATGCTTTATCTAATTCAACGTCTTCTCTTCTTGCTCTATATCTAATATCATAAACTGCTTGTTTTATTTTTTTCTCAGATCCACCACCCTGATCAGCAGACGCTGCAGCAGGAGCAGATGATCCACCAGTTGATCCAGCAGGTGCCTTACCCTGACTCTTACGTGGGGGTAGTTCTTCTTGGAGATAGGGTTTTCTTAACTGCCCAAAAGCTTCAGAAAATGGGTTAGACATAGCTAAATTCAATAATACTTTATTTCTTCTTATTTTTATTTATCTTAGTAAAAGACTTTACTTTTTCAAAAGGCGTCATTCTCTGTACATATGACCTATAGGAGTCGGTGCCAACCTCATGAACTTCGTTGATATCCTTGATCCAAGACTTGAACATCATGCCTTCTTTAGTAAGAGCAATGACATAATTTGTACCTTGACGAATGATCCTTCCTATCAAACCATGATTTAAATTTTCAATCAAATCACCAACACCAAAGACGTTCCCAGAAACAAAGT